AGAGGCCGAGCGTCTGCACGCTCTGCGCCACGGTCGTCGCGCCCGACAGGACCAACGTGCCGGCCGACATGCCAGCCGAGAGACCGCCCGCCGCCGAGATCGTCCATTGCGTCAGGGTGGCGACATCGGAGGTCGTCGTGCCCGTCGTGTTGCCGATCGCGAAGCGGGTGAGCGCCGTGCCGCTGGCTGCAGCCGTGCCGCTCGCCGCCGAGATGATGAGAGTGCCGCCCGAGAAGCCGCCACTGGCTGCCCCGGCAAAGGAGATGCTTTCTAGGGTGATTGCCCTAGTCTGAGAACTGGTCGAGCCGGTGGTGTTGCCGAGGGCCGTCTGGCCCATCGAGGTCGCCCCGGCAGCGGTTGCGGCCGAGACGATGATCGTGCTTCCGCTGATCCCGATCGAGGCGCCGCCAGCGCCAGAGATAAAAAGCGAGCCAGGGGCTACGCCGGAGGTTGTGCTGGAGGTGGTGTTGCCAAGAGCGTAGAGCGACAGCGACTGTGCCGCCGTCGAGCCGGCCCCCGTCGCCATCAACGTGTTTACGTTGAGCGAGAGGCCGGCCCCGATTTGGACAGAGACCGGGCCTGTCGGGCCAAGCCCGAAAAGCGCGGTCACGGATCAGAACACAGGGACGAAGCCGACCGTGCCTGCCGCGTTGATGACCACCATCCACCGCTGAACCGTCGTGTGCGACCCGACCGGGCCAAGCGAGGTCATGCCAGTGGCTACGGTCCCGAGCGGGGCAAAGGCATTGCTGCCCGCCAGGGTAAGCTCGCCCTGGCTGACGAAGCCCATCCAGTTGAGGATGTAGGCGTTGATGTTCGCGATGATGCTGCCAGGGTCGACCGGGCCGGTGATCGGCGCGGCTACAGCCATCACACCAAGCGACAGCGCGAAGCCGAGAAAGAGGCCGGCGAGGCCGGAACGGATCGAGGTGCGGGTCATCATGTCCTCCAAGGTTGATCGGCTATAGCACGCTTTACGGCACGCGGGTTAGCACGTTGGAATTGAGCCACAACCCGCCGCTCGGCACCCCCGAGTTCGATGTCGGCAATCCTGTGATAATGATAAAGCCGCCGCTGGTGCTGCCCTGAGTGACGGCAAGCGTGATGTTGCCGTTGTTCTTGCCGTCTTTGCCGTTCGCCGCTGTGATTGTGATCGCGCCGCCCGCCCCAACCCCGGTATTCGTGCTCCCTGGCCCCGAGCCAATGGTAACGTCGCCGCCATCCCCCTCGGTTGAGCTGCCCGCGTTTAACTGGATCGCACCGCCCTTGCCCGCACCGAGATTGGCCCCGCCAATGAATGCGACGCCGCCGCCGCCAGCGCCGGCCGTATAGGAGCCATCGCCCGCTTGACCAATGATCGAGCCGCCATAAGCGCCGCCGGTGCCGGCACCTGGGCGAAGGTTGATGTCGCCCCCACCATAACCAGCAGTTCCGGCCGCGCCGCTCACCAATGTCAGATCAACCCCGTTCGCCATCGTGCCGTCCGGCGTCGAGAGCGTACCGAGGGTCAGGATGACGCCGCGCGGGTCCGCGCCGCTGTCGTAGATCGAACTCGACGCGAGGTTGGTCGGGCTCGACCAGATCGCGACATAACCGGGCGTGCCTACGCCAGTCAGCGTCCCACCGCCGCCACCCGAGGCATCGACCCGGTTGCCGGTCGCCGTCAGGTTCGAGCCCAATTCCCAAGGGCCGTGGATCGTTACCGGAGAGGTCATCGCCTACCTCAATAAAGCGGGAACCACGTCGTCGTGGCGAGTTGATAAATCCAAGCCCACCCGCCATTGGCCCCAAAAAGGAACGGCCCGCCGGACGACGAGGCCATGCTATCGCCAGCCGATCCCACCGCATCGAACGCCGTGATCGTCTTGGTGCAAGAGACCGTAAACACCCCCTCATCGGCCGGCGAAGGCGGCATGACCAGATGCAGCGCCGCGAGGTCGCCCGCCGGGGTAATGACGAAACGCCCCTGGCCGAGAGTGGCGGTGATCGTGTCGCCGTCGCTCGGCGTGACATAGGTCGTAAAGCCGATCCCGCTGCCGCCTGCCGATATATCGGTCGGGGCGACCTGATAGGTGACACCGTTACGGACGATGGCGATCTGGTCGCCCGCGTTGGGCGGCAGCGGCAGCGCCGGGCTGCTGTCGACAAAGACCGTATAGAGTTCGCCGTCAGCCATGCTCTACCCCGGTATGAGGCCGGTCGTGCCGTCGTCGGCAATCAGGATTGGATAGGGCCGGCGCGACGACAGCAGCCAGAAATTCGCCCCCGCCGCCTCGTCGAGGTTGTAGCCCAAAATCTCATATCGCTGATAGAGGTTGCCGACCCGGACGCTCGCCCCCGAGAGCCCGGTCATCCGCACCCTCATCTGCTTGAAGATCAGCGGCACGTCCCAGTTCGTCGAGCGCTGCCGCACCGCCTCGTTCCCCACGTTCGGTGTGATCGGCTCGGCCACCGCCAACAGCGCCCCGATCTCGTCGAAGGCCGTCACCTGGATCGGTAACGAGCTCGACGCGGCGCACATCAGGTCGCCCTCGACCACCGCGTTCATCGCCATCGCCGCATTGTCCGGCAGCAGCACGGTCTCCATGAACCACGATAGCGGATTGCCATTCTCGGTATAGCCCGAGGCGTTGGTCGCAAAGGCGTCCGATTGCCACAGGCTCGGCGCCAGAGAGAGGTCGCGCGGAACCACCACAAAAGTCGAGCTCCACGGCTGAATCAGGTGCGCCGGGAAGGTGTGCGGGCCGTGCCAGGCCGAGCGCGGCACGTCGTACCAGTATTCCTCGACCGGGTTGCCCGTCGCCGCGCCGTTCCGCACGGTGATTCTGAGCACCCCGACATTGTAGGCGCAGCGGATCGTGTTCGGCTGGACCGCGAATTGGAACGGATCGGTAATACCCTGCCCGTCGACCCCGACCGGTTGCGAGATCGAGCCATCGAGGCCAACGAACCGGAGGCCGAGCGGCGAGACAAATGCCAGCCGGGCGCCACCGACCGGCACCACCGACAGCACCGAATCGGTGCCCGTCGCTTCCGGCAGCACGTTCATCGAGAGGTTGCCGGTCGCCTGGTCGCCGGTGATCTGCTGAAGTTTCGACACTCCCTCGAAGGCGACGAGCGCCTGGACGATGCCGCCGGTCAGCGGCACCCCGAGCTGCTGCTGGCCGATCGCCGTCACCGGGAGACCGTCGTTGGTCGTCAGCGCCTGCACCCCGAGCGTGTTCGATACGCGGCACGGCAGACCCGAATCGCTGAACACAATCCCATCCAAGCCCAAGGCATACCAGGCCCGCCCATTCATCTGCGCAACATCGACCGGCGACGAGGGCAGCGGGAAATTGTCGGTGTTGCCAGCCCCCCACAGCGGCGCGGCGCGGGTGCCGCCCGAGATCGTAAAGGCCACCCCGTCGTTGGTCGCCGTCGTGTTGGCCGACAGAACGATCGTCGCGCCCTCGAGCTTGTATGACCCCGGCGCGGTGACGGTTGCGGCCTGGCTCAGCGTCACCTGATTCCCAGGGCCGACCGCGACCAGCGTCGTCAGCGGCAGGATGCCCGGCCCTGAGATGCCCTGCCCGACCGCAGCGCCGAGCGGCAGACCTCCGGCATCGACCGGGAAGATCGTGTCGAGCACCGTGTTGCTGTGCGTCGCGCCCTGGATATCGGCCGGCGGAAACAGTTGCAGGACGTTATCGCCAAAGCACTGGATCGTCAGCGCGGCCACGCTAGTCGTCGTTGCAATGTCGATGTCGATCGAGTTGGCGTGAACGACGAGGACTCTGGTCCCCGGCACGATGCCGGGGCCGGCGATGAACAAGGTGGCCTTGAGGCTCGTCGTGTCGGCGATGTTGTCGATCAGCGTCGAGGAATGCGTGTCGCCGACAAAATCGAACCCGAGGTAATAGGGGTGGGTGTTGACGACGGCGGTGGCCGCCGGGATGCCGGTCCCGGTTACGAGATCGCCCGGCTGCACCCCGAGCAGGTTCGGGTTGCCGGTGATGTAGCGGGTGCCGGATACCGTGTCGCCGAGCGAGCCGAGAACCGCGCCCGAGATGTCGAACCAGCCGAAGGCGAGGCCAGCCTGGGCGAAGCCGTTGCCGACGACGATGACCCGGCCTGCGACCTGGGCCAGCTTCTTCGGGGTGCCGGACGGCAGGCTGCGCGGC